TCTGTTCATATTGGGAAGAATGCAAAGATGGGAAAAATTGTAATAGAGCTTTAACACCAGAAGTTTTTGAAAATGCGACTAAATGGTGGGGATTGATTAGTAAAAATCCAGTACCCATTTGTCAATTTTCTGAACAACCTGATTGTTTTAAAGAAAATAAGGATTAATAAAATGGAAAAAAGTGAATATGAATTTAGATTAAGTATGCAACCATGTAAAATAAACGAAATTAAAAAATTCCCTAGAAATATATCTAATAATCACGAATCTTGTTATCAATCATATCAACTTTTACAAAAAGTTTTACATTTACTTCAACAAAATACACCTCATAGTGTAATTTTAGAAATTATAGAAGAGTGTTTATCTGAATGTGGAGAAAAACAATGAATAAAACAGATTTTAAAGCTAAAGTTGAAAATATTTTGCAAAATTATATGTTCGAAATACCAGATAATATTACTAAAAAACGAATATATAAAGATTTAAAAAAGCAATTTAGAAAGGGAATATTTTATATTTTTGATTATGATGATTCAAATGAATATAAATTAATTGTAGTTTATAAAGATTTATACGGATTATTTATTATAAAAGGTGAAGAACTTGGATGGTCAGAAGAAGTTATAGCGGAGGTATAAAATGGAAGAAAAAAAGGTAGAGAAAGTTTTTATTCCTATGCATGAAGAAGTTACTGGTAATATCTTTGAATTTTGGAATAGTGATACTCCAGTTATTGTTCCAATTAATTTAAATTTAAATAAGTTTGGCCATAATGTAATGAACAAAGGTATTGCAAAAGATGCTAAAGAATTATTTCCTATTCTTCCAAACATGATTGGTAAATCTATTAAACAGCGAAAACATAAAATTGATGTTTTCGCTTATGTATTAGAAACAAATAAAGTTATAGAAGGAAAAAAGGAAGAAGCGATTATTTTAGCTTTTCCGACTAGATTTAATTATTGGGAAAAAGCAGATCTAAAATTGATTGAAGTATGTGCCAGACTTTTAGTATTAAAAGTAGACACGATTTATAAAAAAATTAAATTTGATAAAATTATGGTTCCTAAATTAGGTTGCGGTGAAGGTGGTTTGGATTGGGAATTAGAAGTAAAACCATTATTAGAAAAAATTCTCGATGAAAGATTTATACTTGTAAAATATGATCCTGAATCATTAGAAGATTCTTATTCAATTTAATAGGAAAATAAATGAAAATTTTAAAAAATGCTGGAAGTTTTAAAATTTTAGATTCTCAAGAAGATTTACAATTACAAATGATTAAGATAGAAAAGGCAGGTAGAACTTGTTATCAATCTTCTGTTGATAAAATAAACATGCATACGGTATATAAGTTTATAGAAATGCTCATTAAACGTGGTCATGAAAGTGTTCTAGAACATGGGTGTATGACTGTGCAATTTAATAATTGTTCTAGAGGATTAACACACGAACTTGTAAGACATCGTTTAATGGCAATTTCGCAAGAATCCACACGATATGTTGATTATGCAAAACCTGGAGAAGATTTAGATTTAGATAAATTTCAACTTTATTGTGTAGTTCCACCGCATAAAAATGAAAATGAATGGATTGAATTAGAAGATGGATCGAAAACTTCTTTAGAAAATATGTTTCAAACTATTGAAATGTTTTATCGCGGACTTAGAAAAGCAGGATGGAAACCTGAAGATGCAAGACAAATTCTTCCTATTGGATTAAAATCACAGATTGTAGTTACTGCAAATTTTAGAGAGTGGAGACATATTTTTAAAATGAGGACTGCAAAAGTAGCGCATTGGGAAATTCGCGGTATTATGTGTCAGTTACTAAAAAAGGTTAAAAATGATTTAAATCCTTTGTTTGATGATTTTATTGAAAAAGATGGATATTATGAGAAGGTTGTTTTATAGATAGATATAAGATGCAATTAATCGGCATAGATTACAGTTATGGTTGTCCAGCTTTAGCAAGTATTAGAATGGAAGAAAAATTCGATTTAGATAAAATAGAAGTTTATGCAATGATAAATGGAGCTTGTAAATTAAAAACTAAAACTAATGTTTTTGAAATGAAATATTATTCTGATGGTTGTTTAATTAAAAAGTTTAATGCATTAGCATATAAATCTATTGAATTTATTACTAAATATGAAAAACCCATTCAAGTTGCAATGGAAGATTATTCTTTTGGTAGTAGATCTGGTCGAAGCTTTACAATTGGTGAAAATGCAGGAATTTTAAAATCTAAATTATATTCTGAACAAATTCCTTTAGTTCTTTATTCACCATCTATGATTAAGAGATTTGCTAAGGAATGTAATGAGCAATTAGCAGTTGAATTTTCTGATGGAAAAATAAAAAAAGATGGTTCTGCAAAAATTGGAGCATTAAATAAAATTGCAATGCATGAAATTTTATGTTGGAAACTAAATACACGATTGGAAGATTATTTTGAATTAAAGAAACATCGCTCACCTCTTTCTGATATAGTTGATGCTATATGGATTTTATATATTTTATGGTTATGTAAAAAAGTTGAAATGAATAATTTAGTTAATTTAACAGAACAAGAAATAAATTTTATCAATAATGGTATAGATGGAGTACCTCTTTATAAAAAACCTTTTGTTTTTAAAAACTTCTAAATTTATTTTTGTTTTATTATAAAATAATTTATGGAGGTGTAATGTTTTTGAATTTATTATATAAAAAGGAGGAAAGAATGGAAAATCAAAATGAAATTAGGTTTAAGTGGTTACATGGTCAGAATAGTTTGGTATTTTTTCTAGTTGGTATTATTATTGTTTTATGTTCTTTTTTAAATCGTAATATAGAAAGAACTAGAAATTCAGAACGTCGTGTTTCAATTATTATTTCAGAACATCTTTTTACTCTAAAAGAAAATGAAAAATTGAAAATTGAAAATAATGAGGTTAATCGTTTAAAATTTAAAGAAGAATATTATGCTAAGAAAAATGATAATTTATCAAGGTGTTTAGATGCTGCATGGAAATATGGTCAAAAATATCCGAAAATAACTCCAACTCTTATTATGAATATTCAATATAATGAATCGCGACATAATCCTTATGCTATTTCTCCAAAGGGTGCAATTGGTGTAATGCAAATAATGTACAGCGTGTGGCATTCTGAATTTGATATTGATATTTCAAAAATGCAAGAAATCGATTATAATACTGGTATTGGGGTTGAAATTTTGCATATTTATGAAAAAGAAAATAATGGTAACATGATTGATGCTCTGCGACAATATAACGCTGGTGTAAGGAAACATCTTGCCGGTGAATATGCATATGATACGTTAAAAAGTGAAAACATTGAATTAAAATTAGTAAGATCTAAAAATACAGAAATTAAAGCATTATAATAAAATAAAGGAGGTTTATTATGAAAAAATTATTTATGATATTGGTGTTTTTACTTGGTATTTTTGCTGGATATTTTATTGTTAAAGCTAATAATAACAGAATTCATGTTATTGAAGAAACACTTTATAGTTCTAAATATCTTTTTACTACAATCGTATATCAAATAGTTTATGATTCAAAAACAAATTCAGCATATTTAGTTGTAATTAGTGATAATGGAACTGCTATAACTAAAATGAATAATTAAGGAGAAAAAAATGTCATATGAATTACAAAAAATTACATCTGAAGATTTTCAAAAATATGTTTTAGAACCTAGATTAGAACTTACAAAATTAGTGTTAGGTCATAAACATAAAGAATATTCGGTTGATGATGATTATTTAGTTAATTTTACCGATGGTGCAAGATTTGATAATACAACTCCTGAACTTACTCTTTGGGGTTATTTAAAGAAACAACTTGTAAGTGTGATGAAGATAGCAAAAAATTCTCCTAATCAGAAATATTCAAAAGATTTTGTAAAAGAGAAAATTGGTGATTGCATAAATTATTTAATTTTACTTGAAGCAATTATGAATTGTCGCGATAATAATAAATCTTAACTTTATATTAGGGATATGTTCAGTAGCTACCAGTTGCATCCAGTTGAATGATAAAGCACTTATTATATAGACATATTAAGAAATAGAAGTAGTCTCTGAGTGTCACCTGTTAATATATTTGTTTATCTAAATTAGTAACATTTTTATTATATAATTAATAAAAAGGAGCTAAAATGGAATTCTATACAAACCTTCTTACTAGCGGTGACGATATTGTTTATATTGGTTATCGAAATGGAAAACGTATTAAGGAACGACTTCCATTTTCAGTCGAAATTTTTACTGAATCTAAAGAGTCGACTCCATTTATTTCACAAAATGGGAAATATTTAGATAAACAAGTTCACACAATTCAAGAACATTATAAGTATGTAAAAGATTGGAAACAACAAATGAATTTGTATGGTGATGTTGCTCCAATATATCAATTTATAAATGCAAAATGGGGAAAAGAAAAACATTTTTATGATATATCTCAAGTCAAATTTGTTTCATTGGATATTGAGGTTTTGAGTCAAAATGGTTTTCCAAATGTAAATAAGGCAGATCAGGTAATTAGTTGTATTAGTATAAAAGATTTTCAAACAAAAAATGTTTATGTTTTGAGTTTACGTAATTTTGATGTTAGTAAAATGGAAAGTGAAGTTTCAAAAGATAAAATTCAATTTCAAAAAATGAATCATGAAATTGAATTGTTAGAAACTTTTGTTTTTATTATGAATAAAATTTCACCGGATGTTATTACTGGATGGAATATTGGTTATTTTGATATTCCATATTTATCAAATAGAATTGTTAAAATTGTTGGTGAAAAAACTTTAAATAAACTTTCACCGACAGGTAGATGTTCAAAGACCACTATTAAAACATCATCTTTTCAAGAAATTGAATATTATGATTTTTTAATTCCTATTTTAGATTATTTACCAATTTATAAAAAGTTTACATATAAAACGCGAGAATCTTATTCGTTAGATAATATTTGTAAAGTAGAAATACAAAAACAAAAAGTTAAAACTGATATGTCATTGGAAGAATTATGGGAAAAGGATCCGCAAAAATATATTGAGTATAATATTTGGGATACTGAATTGGTTTATCTTTTAAATGAAAAATTGAAATTGATGGAATTAGCAACTACAATTGCTTATGAAACAAAAACACTTTTTAAAGACGTTTATTCACCTGTAAAGTTATGGGATATTTTAATTTATAATGCTCTTAAATTAAAAAAAATTGAAGTACCTCCTAATAGACATGATGTAGAAAAAATACCATATCCTGGTGCATATGTTCGTGATCCAAAAATCGGGTTAAATAAATGGATTATTTCTTATGACTTGAATTCACTTTATCCCAATATTATTATTGGTTGTAATTTATCTAAAGAGACTATGGTTAAAGATACTAATGAATTTCAAACTATAATTAAATCAGAAAATGATGTTATATATACTTGGATGGTAGAAAATATTTTAAAACATGACGATGAATTTATAAAATATTATAACAAATTAAAAAAATATAATTATTGTTATACACCTAATGGTTGTTTGTGGAAAAGAGATAAACAAGGAACCATCGGTGAAATTATGGAAGAGAAATATAATGAAAGAATTGAAGTTAGAAAACAAATAAAAACTTTAATGAAAGGTGGTAAGAAAAAAAGTGCAGTAAAAGATTTAGATTTAAAACAACAAGCACTTAAAGTTTTGTTAAACTCAGGATATGGTGCATTTGCTAATGAGTATTTTAGGTATTATGATATTAAAATAGCTTCTGCAATAACTATTACAGGTCAACTCGTTATACAGTGGGTGTCAAATTGGTTAGATGATAAATTAGGTAAATATGTCGAAGCTGTTTATAATGATACGGATTCCACGTTCTTGAGTTGTGACAAATTAATTCAATCAATTCAAAAAGAAGGAAAAACTACTAAAGATTATATTTATGCAATAGATAAATTTTCTAAAACTATTATTGAACCTGAAATAAAAAAGTCATTAGCAGATTTGGCCGATAAATTAAATATGTTTAAGAATACTTTAGAAATGAAAAGAGAAGTTATAGGTGATGTTGCAATTTGGGTTGCTAAAAAGAAGTATGCTATTAGAAAATGGATGGATGAAAATGAAGAATTTGAAATACCGGAATTGAAAACATCTGGTATTGAAATGGTTAAAACATCTACACCGGAAGTAATTAGAACTAAACTTAAAGAAATTCTGAATATATTATTGGATAATGATAAAGATAAAATTTTACAAGTTGTTAAAGATTATAAATTAGAATTTAATAAACAACCTGCAGAAAAAATAGCATTTCCTAGATCTATTTCTGATATAGATAAATATCATGATGTTAAAATTGTTTACAAAAAAGGAACGCCTATACATGTTCGTGGTGCTTTGTTATATAATAAAAAAATAAAAGAATTAAATTTATTATCAAAATATAAGCCTATTTATTCTGGTGATAAAATAAAATTTATTTATTTAAAAACACCTAATAATATGTATAATGAAAATATTGTAGCATTTTTAGATGAATTACCCAAAGAATTTAAACTAGAAAAATTTATCGATTATGATCTTCAATTTGATAAGACGTTCATTGCACCAGTAAATATTTTAACCAAGCCATGTGGACTTGATGTAGCAAAAAAATTATACGACAATGCAATTGATATATCAGATTTATTTCACTAAATTTTAAAGATATTTGTAATATAATATTATTTTAAAGGAGTATTAAAATGAAATATTATTTTTTACAACATAGATTATATAGTAATGGAGAAAATAAAACAGTTGAACCGAATCCAATAGGTAATATTGTTATTTTTGAATCTCCTGATATTGATATAAATAAAGTTTTTGATGTCCATTTTACTAAAACAATTTTAAATATTTATTATGAAAGAATTAGTAAAAATTATGAATATAAAATAGTTATAAATAAAAAGGAATTAATGGATTTTAATTTTAATGATGAGGCATATTTCCAAACATTAGATGAATTATTTATAAATAATATTGATTGTGTTTTTAAATCAAAATCTTTAGCTATTAAATATGCCATTAATTTAATCAATAATATGATAACTATTTATTCATTAAAATTGAAAAGAAAATATCATGAATTATATAATGAAAAAAGCAGATATGTTCAATATGGAAAATTATTGAAAAATATAAAAATTGAAATGAAAAAACAGGAGAAAAATTCTAATGAAAAATAAAATATTTAAGAAGTTAAAAAAAATTAATCCACTTTCATCTTTGGCTGCTGATGGACTTTTATCAGATATCGATTATTTTATTGATACCGGTTCATATGTTTTAAATGCACTTTTATCTGGTTCTATTTTTAAAGGTTTTCCTGGAAATAGAATTATTGGTTTTGCTGGTCCGCCTTCAGCAGGTAAAACATATTTAACTATTTCTATTTTATCTAATTATCAAAAAATGGCAGATAATAATTATGTTATTTATTATGATAGTGAAGGACGTTTAACTGCAGATAAATTAATTGATGCTGGTATTACTCCTGATACTTATTTTCATTCTCCAATTAGAACTTTGGAACAATTTAAAACGGAATTTATTCAAGGTTTATCTGAAATTAAAGATGATGTAGGTTTTGGAAATGTAAAAACAGCAAAAGATGTTTCTGATATTGAAGTTGAAGAAATACTTGAAGATAAAAAAGAAGAAAAAAAATCTTTAACGGATGAACGAGATAAATTCTTTTTTGTTTTGGATTCTTTATCTCAATTAGGTTCAGAAAAAGAAGAAGCAGATGCAATTAAAGGTGATTTAAAAGCGGATATGGGTTCAAGGGCTAGAATTATTAAATCTATTTTTAGAAATGTAACAATGGATTTAAATATTTTAAAATATCCTATGATTGTTACTTCACATACTTATGATTCATTTTCACAATATGAACCATCACGTATTGCAGGTGGTTCTGGTTTACAGTATGCAGCTTCAATTATTATTGAATGTTTACCTACTAAAGATAATGTTAAAACCGCTACTGGTAGAGAAGTTGTTGGTACAAAAATTCGATGTGTTCTTCGTAAGGGTGAACTCACAAAACAATGGAAACAAGTTGTTACAAAGGTTAATTTTTCAAACGGTTTAGATCGTTTTGCTGGATTATTTGATGTTGCTTTTAATCTCGGTGCTATTAAACGTGAAGGTAAAAAATATTTAATGCCTGATGGATCAAAATGGTCATTAGTAGATATTGATGAATTTCCTGAAAAGTGTTTTTCAGAAGAATCATTAAAGAAGATTGACGAATATATTATTAATGATTTTACTTATGGTAAAGAAGATAAAATGATTGACTCTGTAAATGATCAAGAAAAGGTTATTGCTGAAACAAAAAAAGAAACTGAAAGTTCTAACAAAATTGAACCTGGAATTGCAGAAGATGATATTGAAGATGTAACAAAAATTCTAACAGAGGAATTTGAAAATGAAACAACAGAAAAATGATACAAAATTCGGAGTTATTAAAGTAAAATCTGGAACGGTTATTTTAAATAATATTACATTTGATGAACAAACTAGTAATTTATTATTTGATTATACGGTAGATGAAAATATATCTGAAAAAGAAAAAATAAAAATTGAAGAAGAATTAAAGGAATATTTTGATAAAATGTTTAAAGAAGATTTTTTGAATTTTATCAAAGATAAAGTAATAAAATAAGTTTTTATGGCAACAGATATAAACACTGAGTTTGTTATTACGAGATTTTTGCTTAAAAATAGGGAATATCTTAAAAAGGTTTTTCCTTATTTGAATCCATTATTTTTTCAATTACCGGAATATCAAAGAATAACAAAAGCAATAAAGGTTTTTTATACAAAATATGAAAAAGCACCGCCTTATAGTTCATTAGTAATTTATTTTAAAGAAAAAGTTAAAAAAATAAGTGAAGATGAATTAAAGGTTGTTTTGGAAACATTACATAGTATTGAAAATTTTGCTGATGCTGAAAATTATTCTATCGACTATGCACTCGAGATATCCGAAGAATATTTTCGAAAAAGATCGTTATTTAATGCTCTTGTAGAAGCAGAGAGTATATTTGAAACAAAACCGAATGATGTAAATTCTATTCCTGATATTATTCAAAATTCTTTAAGATTATGTTTTGATAATTCTATTGGTCATGATTATTTTGAAGATTCAGAAGAAGCTTTAGAACATTATCATAGTACTCAATTAAAATTTCCAACACATTTAGAAAAATTAAACGAAGCTACAGGTGGCGGATTAGCAAAAGGAAAACTACATGTATTTTTAGGACAACCTGGCGGTGGTAAATCTAGATTACTGGTAGATTTAGAATCACATTATGTAAAACAGGGAATGAATTGTTTATTTGTATCGTTAGAATTAGATACGTTAGATATTAGACAACGATTCGATGCAAACATAATGGATATTAATATTAATGATTTTCCTAGAATTGATAGAGAAAAATTTCATGCTAAAATAAATCAATTAAAAATAAAAACATATGGAAAATTAATTATTCATCATTATCCTGGAGGTTCAATAAATCGTAATAATCTTGAAAATTTATTGGATGAATTAAAAAATAAAAAAAATTTTATTCCTGAGGTTATTGCAATTGATTATATTGCTTTAGTTAATCCGGTTGTAAATATGGGTGGTAAATTATATGAAACTGGTAAACAGGTTTCTATGGAATTAAAATCATTTTTTGATAAACATAGAGTTATAGGATTAGCACCAAACCAACTAAATAAAGGTGGATGGGACACATCGGATGTAATGATGTCAAATGTAGCAGATTCTGCTGGTATTATGCATAATGCTGATTTTTGTGCAGCAATTTCTGGTTCACGTGATTTATTAGAACAAAATAAATTTGCATTAATTATTTTAAAAAATAGATTATATAAATTAGGAAAAAATAGAAAAATGTTAATCGGTTTTGATGATGACTTCATGAGACATTTTGATGTGTCGCAGGGAGATTTAGAATCTGATACAACAGTAGAACAAAAACAAGCTTTTGATAAAGAGAAATTTAAAAATTGGAAATTCTAAATATGAATTTAACAGAAAAACAGAAAAATAAATTTTTAAGTAAATTTGTTCAAGGCGATCCTAATGAATGCTGGGAATGGTTAGGATCCAAAAATAAAGGTGGTTATGGCAATCATCGTTTATCATATGAATATTTTATCGGTCATATTCCTAAAGGATTATGTGTATGTCATAAATGTGATAATCCTGGTTGTGTCAATCCGAATCATTTATTTCTTGGAACTTATAAAGAAAATATGCAAGATTGCAAAATAAAAGGTAGAATTTGTAAAGGTGAAAAATCACATTTATTTGGTAGAGATTGTTCTGGAGAAAAAAATCCAATGTATGGTAAAGGTTATCTTTTATTAGGTGAAAAAAATGGAATGTTTGATAATGGTCATCTTTTATCGGGCGAAAAAAATGGAATGTTTGGTAAACTTCTAGAAAAAAATCCACATTCAAAATTAAATTGGGAAAAGGTAAATGAAATTAGAAATAGTAAATTATCTGTTAAAGAATTAGCTAAACTATTTAATATTACTGAAGGTCATATTGGAAAAATTAAAAATTTAAAAGTCTGGAAATTTTAATTTAAAATATTCTGTTATATATAATAATATGGAACATTATATAACAGAGACAGAAAATTTTTTAAAGGTTAAAAAAGATTATACTTATTTTTTTGAAGCTGTAAAAAAAATAGAAAAAAAGTATGAGTTGTTTCTTTTGATCGATTTTACTGGAAAAGCAATTCTTACATACAATTTAAAAAAACTCAAAAGCGGATTTGAGAAAAATAAAAGTGCTTCATTTTTTCATGAATCAATTTCTGATCAATTTTATAAAGAAAAATTTAAAGCATCAGATAAAAGTAAAATGATCAATTCATTAAGTGAATTAATTGCATCTCGCTTAGAGTTACCTAAAAATGGCATTAAAAAGTAAAATAGAACGTTTGTTTGGTGTGTCTAAAATAGATAAACATCTCTTAAAACTTTACAATAATTATGAAGGAAATAATTTGAATGATTTTACTGAAGATTGTAATGTTATTATAGAATTACAAAAACTTTTAAAAAAAATAATAAGTGGATATGAAGTTAATATGCAACTTTTGTCGAATAAATATATTCTTTTGAAAAATATTTTTGGTATTCAAGGACTTGTTTATATTGCAGTAAATTATTTCTCAGAAAATGAAAAATTATTTGAATATTTTTGCTCACTGGTATATTATTTGGATGAAGTACAAATAAGTAACCGCTTAAATTCGTCATTTTTAGAATTTTTGAAAGAAAAAATTGAATAATTATAAATAATTTAAAGGAGATAAAATATTAATTTAATAAGCGCATATCTGGCTTATAAGCTTTTAGAACTTTTAACAAAACCATTTTCAAAATGGCCTGCATTTAGTGACGGACTTATTGATGATAATGGAACAATTATTCGTCAACCAGTTTCAAATGAAGAAAAGCAAAATTTTGGAATGTTTGAAAAAATGATTCGTCGTTTAAAAATTGTTATTTCAAAGGTAATGGGAAATTCTAGAGCTGCTTCCATATTATCAACAATTTACTTAATCCGGGAACATTCCGAAGATAGTGCTAATATGATGATGAATTATTGTTTAAAGGAATGTCCAGATTTAAAAGAATTTTTATCATTTAAAAAACGTTTATATGAGAGTATGGAAGAAAAAGATATTATTTTGAAAAGTGGAAAATACACTTACAAAAATGAAGAGTTAATAATTGAACAAGATCTACATCCGATTGCAAAATATTTTGGATATAATATTTATGAAATAAACGGAAAAGAAAGAATGGTATTTCTAAAAGAAGAGTTAAAATGAAATCCTTTTTAGAACTTTTCGAGATGACTGAAACTGGTGATGTACAGAAATATGATCCAAAAATGAATTTACAAAAAAGAAAACCAGATGGAACTGCTCATGATGGAAACCCCTATTTTATAATAACGGATGATCATGTAATATCTAAATTGCTTAATGGTAGAAAAAAAGGTGAACATTGGAAACATTCTCTTCACGATAAAGATATTCACGACTGGGCAAATAAGCATCATCTTAAATCCTTTTATATAAAAACTAATAACTTTTTTATTAAAGTAAGATAAAATAACTACTAAATAAATATCTTTTTTGGTTTATAATAAATTAAAGGTATATGATGAAAGAAGAAATTATAAGTTTTTTATGGTTTGAATTAGATATTTTGGGCGTGTTTGGTAAAGATGTTTTTCTTCGAGCAACAATTAACAATAAAGAATGTATTATGAATTATGGAATAATGTGAATTAATGGAATTATATATTAAAGAATTATTTCAGATTTTGCAGCCTATAAAAGAAAATTATGAATTGTTAGAAAATTCAGTTTCTGAAGATAAACAGAGAATACAAAATTTAAAAAATAATTGTAGTTTAACTATTTTATCAGCATTTTCTGGAACATCTTTAAGTTTTAATAAAACTACAACTAATAGTTACCAAATTCAATGGAAAAATAGAGTTAAATATTTTAAAAACAACAAAAAAGATATTTTAATATTATTGCAAAATATAATTTCAATTATTCACCAAACTGATAAGATGAAAGTTGTTGATATTAAATTAGACAAAGAGACAAAACAAATCAAATTGCTTATTGAAAATGATAATATAGAGATTAAAAGATGAATGATTTTGTTATAGTTAAAAAAATATTAACATCTAAAGGAAAAAGAAAATTAAAAAGAAAATGGAAAATTTTACCAGAACAAAGTGAAAGTGTGGTTAATCCAAAACTAATAAAGATGATGATTAAAATTTTTAAAAACAAAGATGAACGAAAACGCCATAATTAAGTCACCATATTTGATATTTGATTTTTCAAATATATTGTATTCTATCTTTTTTCTAGATGTGCAAAAGGGTGGACTAGATGGTAGTGAAAATCTGATTAGACATTTATGTCTTAATAAAATTTTATCAATTAAGAATAGGTTAGAAGCAAGTAGTAAAAAAATAATTTTATGTTTTGATCATAAATTAAATTGGCGTAAATCCGTTTTTACATATTATAAAGCTCATCGTGCAAAAATGAGAGCAGAATCTGATTTAGATTTTAAAAAATTATTTCAGATATCAGAAGATTTTTATCATGAATTAAAATCATATTTTCCATTTTATACTTTACGAAATGAATATATTGAAGCAGACGATTGGGTTGCAGTTTTGACAAAACATTTTGCTGAACAATCTATTCCAGATAATGTGGTAATTATTTCTACAGATAAAGATTTTTATCAACTTCAGAAATACAAAAATGTTTTATATCAATATGACCATATTAATTATAATCCAATGAGAATAGAAAATCCAGAAAAAGTATTAAAGGTAAAAGTTTTATGTGGTGATGCTGGTGATGGAATACCGAATGTTCTTTCTGATGATGATACATTTGTAACAGAAGGAAAAAGACAAAGTAGATTCGGTGAAAAGAAAGCCTGGCAGCATGTTATTGATGATGATATTGATAAATTTATTTGTGAGAATAAATTAGAAATAAATTATAAAAGAAATAATAGATTAATTAATTTTGACTATATTCCTAAACAAATTCAAGATGCAATTTTGCAGAAATTTGTGACTTATCAAGTTACTAAAAATGTTGATCAATTAGCAGCATATTTTAATGGTAAAAATATGGAACAAATGTTAAATCGTACTCAAGAATTTTTTATATAAGGAGGTAAATATGGTTCATAAGAAAACTAAGTTTTATTTTTATCATCACACAGCATTTAATGGTGAGCGCGGTTTTACTTTATGTGGATTTTATAATGATGGTCTTATTAGTTTTGGTATGTCAATTAAACATCCAACCGGTGACGTTAATTATATTAAATATGACGGTAGGGAACGTGCAGTAGAACGTGCTATGAAAAATGAATATAAAACTTTAAAGGTAGGTAGAAATAAACCTGCTACAATTTTTTATAATGAAGTTGAAAGAGTAAAATTGGCATTTATGTATGTAGGAGAAGTTGAAGATTATAATAGTAGAGCAATTAAAACAAGTGAACAAGAAATTAAAAATTTAAAATTAGAAAAAATGTTTGTTTTGCAAAAATTTATTACAAAATATAAAGCAACCGATAAATAAATAAATAAATAAATAATGATTGATCAATATCATATTAAATGTAATTGTGGAAAAATATTTTGTATAGGAACAAATATTGAATTACCTAATAATATTTGTGCAAAACATAATTGTCCTAATTGTGGTATTGAAATTTTAACATGGATAGAAAAGAAAAATATGGAAAGAAAAAGAAATAGAAAACCTGATTGGATATATATACCAAAATCTAATTTGGGTCAAGTAAAAAATACTGGTTGTTTTGTTCCATCAGATTATGATTGGAAATAATATTTATGAGTTTATTAATTGATGATTCTTATGTCAAGATGTTGAATCTTGAGCAACTAAAAGAGACACAACCACATTATTATAATTTTAGATGCCCTATTTGTGGTGACTCACAAAAATCAAAAACAAAAAAACGTGGTTGGTTGATTCCATCTGAAGACAAACAGAATTTATTTTTTCATTGTTTTAATTGTTCTGCAGCGATGAACATGTCATATTTTATTCATACAGTAAGACCGGATTTACAAAAAGAATATGCTAGAGAAAATTTTAAAAATAATCAAAATACAATTATGAATGCTGTTTTTAAAGTTAAAAAAGAAGATTTTACTGAAAAAATTATGACTATAGATAAATCTATTTTAGGTATAGAAAAAATAACTAATTTAGATGGTAGTCATTTTGCAAGATTTTATTTATTGAATAGATGGATACATAGTAAATATTGGGATGATATTTATTATACTGAAAATTTTAAGAAATGGGTTAATGAAACTTATCTTCCAAACAAATATCAGCACATTACTGAGACAGATAAAAGGATCGTATTTCCAATTCATGATATTAATGGAAAATTAATTGGTTTTCAGGGTAGATCTTTAGATCCAAATGTAGAAAATGCTTTTAGATTTTTGACTATAAAAATCATAGAAACGGATAGTCCGATGTACTATGGATTAAATCAAAAATTTACAGATGATTTTATAAATATTACTGAAGGAATTTATGACTCTCTTGTCATAAATAATTCAATAGCAATGTTAAAATTACAAATAAATTTATTTTTTTTGAAGCAATATTTTTCTAATAAAAAAATAATTTTTGTTTTTGACAATGAGCCTCGTAACAAAGACGTAATTAGAGTATATGATAAAATTGCTAATATAGAAAATTTCGGTTTATTTATTTGGCCTAAAGGTGTTAATGTAAAAGATTTAAATGATTTAGCAAAACAGACAAAATGGGATCAAAATCAAATGACTGATTTTGTAAAACAAAATTCAGTATTTGGACAATTAAACAAAAAATTAAAGCTTTCTTCTTGGAAAATTTAACAAAAAGGAGTAATAATGGAATTTAAGAAAAGAGAAACGACAAAATTATACGTATTTACTTCACCTACGTGTCATCCATGCCATAAGGCATTAAATGATTTAAAAAAACATAATATAATATTTGAAGAAGTTGACGTTAATAAAAATGCTGAATTAGTAAAAAAATATTCTATTCGTCATGCACCGACATTTGTTGGTTTAGATTCTAAAGGCTCAGCTCATTGTTTAATTGGTTATCAAAATATAAAATATATAAAAGAAATTTTTAACATCTAAAATTTTAAAAAAGGAGGTTTATAATATAAAAATGAAAATATCAAGGATTAGAGACGTTAAACTACCTATAAGAGGAACAAATAGGTCAGCTGGGATTGATTTTTTTGTGCCAAAATTTACTGAAACTTTTGTACATGATTTAAGATATAAGAATGTTTTTATTTTTATATCTGATAATTATGTTTTATTGAAGTCGCATGAAAGAGTGTTGATTCCTTCTGGTATTAAAGTAAATGTTCCTAAAGGATATATGTTAGCAGCATATAATAAAAGTGGAGTTGCAACAAAAAAGGGATTAGATATTTTAGCTGCGGTCTGTGACGAAGATTATCAGGGTGAATTACATCTTTCATTATATAATACATCATTAGATAAAGTTTATATTAATGAAGATGAAAAAATAGTTCAATTTATTTTAATTCCAGTTTTATATGAAAATATTGAAGAAGTTGCTATTAAAAATTTATATGAAAATATTACTGAAAGATCTGATGGTGGATTCGGTTCAACAGGAAAATGAAAATAGCTTTAATAAAATTGGGTGCACGATTATCATATAAAAGTAGAGGTACATCTGGCGGTATTGGTGAATCTTTAGCAATTATAGAATTATTAAAAATTGCTGGAGTTGAAGTTCATATCTATACAAAAAAACCAGATGATTTAATTTATAACGGAGTTTATTTTCATGATTTAAAAGAACATGAAAAAATAAATGATTTTAATTATGATTCATTATTAATCATGAATGGAAGTATTAATTTTTTTGGTGGTGCTGAAACTGTAGAAGAAATGTCAAATCTTTGGATTATTAATAATTTTAAAGGAAATGTTTTTTATATTTTTTGTGATCCTAATTTACTTTTAAAACAAATATATGGATCAATAGAGAAAAAAGAATGGGGAAATAAATATAAAAAAGAGAATATAGAAATAATTCGTAAAGATATAACATGTATTTGTCAATCTAGAAGAATTGATTTAATACAAAAAATGCATGAAAAGGGTAATGTTTTTTTTAAAAAAATAGTTCATTATCCATTTGAAAAATTTCCACTGATTACATTTAAAGATGAAAATATTAATGATGATTTACAGTGGGATATTTTATATGGTGGTACTTTTCGAGGTGGTAGACGAGAAAAAGATATGGTTAAATTTTTCTTCGGATATCCTGATAATATTAAAGTTCAAATGTTTGGTAAGATTGAATTATCTCAATTTCATACTAAATTAATTGAAAAACAACAAGAACCTTCTTTTGGTGAACCGGTAAAATATACTAATTATAATAATAAAATGAAAACTGGATTATCTACAATTATAATTGGTGATGAATTTTATAAAAAATTAGATATTGCTGCTCAAAGAGTTTATGAATCAATTCAAATTGGTAATATTGTTTTTATTGATGAATCTTATGATAAAAATAAAATAATTTTTAAAAATAATTTTTTGAAAAATTTTAGTTATGTAAATAACAAAGAAGATGTAATTAAAAGATTAAATATATTAAAACAACATAATTATAAAGAAATTATTAAGTTGCAAAAGGAAGATACTAAAATTGATAAACAAGAATATTGTAATAATTTTAAAAATTTATTAATGGAGAATTAAGATGGATATTTTGATAGTTGCCGGTGGAACTGGATCGATTGCATTGCAAACTGGTTTAAAAGAATTAATTCCGCATTGTAAAATAACAGTACTGACAAATCTTTATGATGATGGAAAATCAACAGGTTATTGTAGAAAAGTTATGAATATTTTAGGCCCGTCCGATTTAAGAAAAAATCAATATATACAGTGGAAAAACAAAAAAGTAATAGATAAAAGAATCGAATATATTTTTGAAACTCGATTTAATAATTTAACAAAATTACTAGCGCACAAAATAATTAAAAATTGTAATTTTGATGAATATACTACAGAAATATTTACAAAAAGTATAGATTTATTTTTTAAAAATGCTCCACATGAAGTATTAAATGATTTTAATTTAATTAACATTATATATTCTGGTTTATTTCAAATTTTAGGTTATTATGAAACTATTTATTTTATGAAAGATTTTTTACAAATAGAAGACGATGTTGTATTAAATAGTTGTGAAAATAGAACTTTGGCTGCTATAACAAAAAATATGAAGTGGATTATTGGTGAAGCAAACATTGCAGATTATAATAATGCAGAAGATTATATTGAAGATATTTGTATGAGAAAAAATTCATCAGATACGTCTATTCCTTTTTTAGATAAAAATGCAGAAGAAGCAATTGAAAAGGCTGATTTAATTATTTTTTCATCTGGTTCACAGTGGTCATTAATAACAATTTATAAAACTTTAGGATTTTCAGATGCTATTGATAGATCAAAAGCAAAGAAAATAATGATTATGAATAATACGGATGATACTGATATGACTGGAAGAGATGCTTCTTTTATAATTGAAAAAATAAATAAATATGTTATTAATTTTAAAAGAGATTTTACAATATTTTTTAATTTAAATGCATATAATTTAATGAGTGATGATTCAAATATTGGAGTTAAAAAATATACGGCTTTTATGGGATATATTGATGGAAAACACCATCCTTATTCATTAGCATATAATATTTTAAAATTTTATTATAATATAAATTTTGATGAAGATGACATTTTGATGATGGATTTTGATGATACATTATTTTCACGAAATACTATTGATAAAAAAATATCAATAGAAAATATGGAAATATTTAATAAAATTTCTGCACGTATTAAATCATACATTGTTTCAGGAAATTCATATGATACAATAAAAAATAAAATATCATCTATTTTTGGTGTTAATCTTGAATTAGCAAAATTTACATTATATTGTGATGGTGGATTAGTTGAGTATAAAAATAATAAAATAACCAATATCCATAAAAAATATTTAATTCCTATTAAATTAATTGATACAATAAAGAAAAAAATACAAAATGATTTAAAAGAAGAAGTAAAATTTATTTACAAAGGTAAAGATACAACAGGAAAAAACCTAATGTGTCTTTCAATTACAGGTTTGGACAACGAATATAGGCATTTATTATATAGTTATTTAACAAATTATTTATTGAAAAATTATAAAAATTTATATATTACAGAAGCCGGCAAAAGTACTATAGATATTTATAAAAAAAATCACGATAAATCAAAGATTTTTGAAATGTTAAATTTTAAAAATAAAAATATAATTTATATAGGTGATGAGTTGGAATCTGGAAATGATAAAATAATTGCAACTAAAGTAAATCAAGCTATTAAAGTAGATAATGTCTATGATACTAATGTTTTATTGAGGTTAATTTATAATGAATGCTGAAGTAATTATTTTAGCAGCTGGAAAACAAACAAGATTTAAAAATAAATTACCAAAGATTTTATCAAAAATAGATGATCATACTATTTTAGATCGTAATATAAAACATTTTGCTAATTTTAAAATCAATCTTGTAATAAATAAAAACAATACAAAATATTTTAAAAAATATAAAGATAAAGTAAATATTATAGAAATAAATGGTGGACTTGGTTCAGGTGGCGATTTAATAGAAATTTTACCACAAATAAAATCTACTATATGTTTGTTGATATGGGGTGATGTAATTATTGGAAATTGTAATGAATTTAATAAAATAGTAAATAATTTATTTTATTTAATAAAAGACTATGATATTGTAGTACCAGCACGTCTTGAAAAAAATCCTTATATTGACTTAATTTGTAAAGAAGGTCAAATAGAAAAAATACATCTGCCAAATACTGATGAAATTCGTAGAGAATATGGTTTACATGATTTATCATTTTTTGTATTTAAAAAAAATAAAATACAAAAATATCTTATAGAAATGCTTAAAATGAAACCAGAGGGTTTTGGTTTTTTAGAGATTTTTAATTTGGAAAAAAAACCTAAACATTCTACCACTATGTGTTATAATAAAATTAATGAATCTTTTAATACTGTGCAGGAATTAAGGAGAATAAAAAATGGTAATTGTGGTAGAAGGTTTAGATAGAACTGGTAAAGATACACAAATTAAATTACTTCAGACTTATTTTTGTCAAAATAATATTAATCCATTTCACGTACTTCATTATAGTGGTTTCAGTAATTGTCATGATTATCAAGAAGTCTATAAATATTCTAAAAAATATTATTCTGAAATGTTTGAGATGATATATTATTTAGATAACATAGGAGTTAATCTAATTTTAAATAGAGCTCATTTGGGTGAGCATGTATATGGACATCTGTATCGAGCATATGATGGCTCATATATTTTTGATTTAGAAAAAATTTATCCAATTTTATTAGAAAAAATTTATTTATTTGTATTTATTGATGATCCTAAAAATTTAATTAAACGTGATGATGGAATGTCATTTTCAACTTTAGTAGAAAAAAAGCAAATGGAAATAGATAGATTTAAAGAAGCATTTCAATTGTCGAATATTCAAAAGAAATGGTTGGTTGATATTAGTGATAAATCAATTCAAGAAATTCATGAATTTATATTGGATAAAATTTCTAAGGAGTAACACAATGTCATTGGAAAAAGATAAAAAAACTTTTAAAGAAATTTTGTATACATTGCAAAAAAGATCTACATGCATTAGAGTTCAAGTATCATCTTTGATTGTTAAAGATGGAAGAATTATTTCTACTGGCTGGAATGGAACGCTTAAAGGAATGCCGCATTGCAACGAAATTTTTGATAAATATCATTTTGATAAAGAAGAACACTACAAATTTTCAAAAGAAAATGAAATTCATTCTGAAATTAATAGTTTAATGATAGCCTGTAAAAATGGAATAAAAGTTGATGGATGTGATATTTATTGTTTAGTTTCACCGTGTTTTAATTGTGCAAAAGCAATTGTTGCATCAGGAATTAAAAGATTATTTTTTGTTGAATTGTATGACCGTGAAAATAGTATTGAATGGTTAAAAAAAGTAGGAATTTTAGTTGAGAAGATATAAATACAATTATAGGAGATAGAATGAAATTTAAAGATTTACTTTTAAAAGAGAAAGATTTAGCTGATTTAGAAATGGATTTACGTTTACTAAAAGATCGTCAAAAAAATGTTCCTAAAAATCATAAAGATAAATCACCAGCTGAACAAGGTGAAATTGCTGCAAAATTAGATGATGCTATTGAAAAATTAGAAGCACAAATTAAAAAGAAAAAAAGTTTAAAAGAATCAAATTTAATGGAAATAGATGATTCAAATGAATATTGGGAATATCAAAGAAAAAAGCGTGCATTAAATGCAGAATTAAAAAATTATAAAGGAAGAAATGAAACTTTATTGAATAAAATTTTAAAATATCAAGCCGACAATAGAGAACAAAAAAAGAAAAATCCTAAATTTATAGCATCAAATTCTAGTACAATAGAATCTTTGCGGAAAGAACATTATAATATGAGCTCTGCAATAATTAAATTAGAAAAACAAAGAAATAAAATGACTGAAGATTATCAAAATAAAATAAAAAATAAAAAATAAAATTTTTAGTTTAGGAGGTTTATAATGAAGTTGATTCATGGTAGTAGTTTTGCTAATGTTTATCAAAAAATTTTAGGTGAAATAAATAGTCTTCCTGAGTTTATAACATCTCCGCGAGGTTTAGAAATTAAAGAAATTTTAAATTTGTGTGTTGAAATTTATGATCCAACTTCTAATCTTTTTATCAATGAAATAAGGAGTCCTAATTATAAATATTTAGCCGGTGAATTATTTTGGTATTTTTCGGGTAGACGTGATTTAGAATTTATTGAAAAATATTCTAAATTTTGGAAACATATTGCTAATGAAGATAAAACTTTAAATTCTGCATATGGTTATTTAATTTTTAAAGAACAAAATAAATATGGTTTTACTCCATGGCAATGGGCACTTAAATCTTTAGTAAAAGATAAACATACACGACAAGCAATTATGCATTTTAATAAACCTGATTATTTATTTGATGGTAATAAAGATTTAATTTGCACATGTCACTCCATTTTCAACATTAGAGAAGATAAATTATATATGACAATAGTAATGCGTTCACAAGATGAAATAAAAGGTAGAACTTATGATGTTCCATTTTTTACTTTACTACAACAACAAATGCGAAATTTACTTTTACCGCATTATCCTAATTTAGGATTGGGATCTTTTTATCATATAAATACTAGTAGTCATTGCTATGAAACGGATTTTGAATTGGTGCAAAAAATGATGTGGCACGAATTTAAAAAAGATGGTTTGCCACCACTAAGAGAGAATTTAGTTGATATAAATGGAAATTTTGACGAACATAATTTTTTTAATTCTAACGATGAACTGATAGTTTGGATTAGATCTCGTTTAAAAACATGAAAGAATTGACTGAAAAACAAAAGAATAAATTTTTAAATAATTTTATACAAGGAAATAAAAATGAGTGTTGGGAGTGGTTGGCGGCGAAAACTAATGGTGGATATGGTCAAATTTGTGGATTAGGTCTCACTCATCGAGTTTCTTATAAATTTTTTGTTGGTCCTATTCCTAAAGGATTATTTGTTCTTCATAAATGTGACAATCCTTCTTGTGTAAATCCTAATCATTTATTTTTAGGAACACAGAGGGATAATATGCAAGATATGAGTAAAAAAGACAGAAGTTTAAAAGGTGAAAAAAATTATTGGTTTGGTAAAGATCATTCAGGTGAAAAAAATGGAATGTTTGGTAAGCATCATAAAGAAGAATCGAATCAAAAAAATAGAGAGAAACATTTAGGAAAAAATAACGGAGAAAAATGTCATTTTTTTAGTGAGGATCATTCAGGAGAAAAAGGACCTAATCATAAATTAAAAAATGAAGATATTATAGAAATTAGAAACAGTAATTTAAAATTAAAAGATCTTGCAGAAAAATTTAATATTAGTTATTCATCTATCATGAATATAAAACATTTTAGAACATGGAAAAATGTCAAATAATATTGTTAAAAACTAATTATATTTTATTGTTTACAAAACTTGAGAACCAATATATAATTAATTTGTCAAACTCAAAATCTAACAGGAGGATCGATATGAATTCTTCAGAAGTAGTAGTTATGGCAGATGTTGTTGACAGATCTTTGAATGAGTTTAAAAGTCAAAATTGGTTGAAATTGGAAGTCCTGTCTTTTGACGAAAAACAAGAATTATTAGTTGATATTGTAGATGATTTGTTAAAAGAAGATGGTGATATTTTAAAAACAGCTACAAGAAAAATTGCAATATATTATGATGTTACAGAAGAAGTTGTTAGATATTATTTAACAGGATCAAAATATGATATTCCTAATCCTGTTGTTGCATATATGAAAACACCCGATAAATTTGGAAGTTATGAAGTTAAAAATTCTCTTTTTACTCATATGTCATTTTTTGCAATAAATAAATTCATTTATAATTTAATGTTGAAAAATCCTGAAATGACAATAATTCAGGTAGCAACATTTTTTATTTATTATTTTGATTATAATCCACCGGCAAATATTATTAATATTGTTGGTCATGCAATTCGTAGTGGACTTAAAACCCGTCAGTTTTCAGGATTATTTAGACAGTCTTTAACAAAATGTTCTTCAGATGCTGCTAAATTTATTGATAAAATATAATATAATAAATTAATGAAAAAAATAATTTTTTTTATTTTTGTTTACAAAACGGAAAAATCATTATATAATAGTATTGTTTAATAATTTAGGAGGTTTGTTATAATGGTTGAAGAAATTGAGAAATTGAAAGTTGGTGATAAAATTTATCAATGTGATGGATGTAATATAGTTGGAAAATATATAATTGTTAAAGTAACAAAAACTTTAGCAATTTCTCAAAAAGGAACTAAATTTACAAATAATAAAAATAATATTAGAAGGGTTCCTTATGAAATTTGGTCTCATTATTTTTATGAATTAGAAACTCCTAAATTAAAAGAATTATATAATCAACAAAAAATTAGATCAGAAATATTAAAGACAATAAAAAATGTTTCTTGGGAAGAAGTAGAAAATAATGTTATTATTGATATTCTTAAAATAATAAAAAAATGAAAAAATCTATAAGTGATTTTATTAACACAGATTACAAATCATATTCCAAGTATGTTCTTTATAACAGAGCGATACCCAATATAATCGATGGAATGAAACCAGTTCATAGGAAAATTTTTTATACTGGTTTAAAAAATGTAAAATCAACTTTTATGAAAACTGCTGCTCTTGTTGGTTTTACGATGGCACAGTGTTTAATAGGTAATACGAAAATTATATTAGAAGATAATTCAAGTATTACACTTGAAGAATTTTATAAAAATCCAACTAAAAATATTAAAATTAAATGTGTTGATTTAAAAAATAATAAAATAGTAACTAGTGTAGCAATTAATCCTAGAATAACGAAATACGTAAAACAATTAATAAAAATAACAATAAATAAAAATATTATTTATTGCACACCTGAACATCCATTTTTAATTAAAATAAATGAAAATAAATATGTTTGGAAAATGGCAAAAAAATTAACAATAGAAGATAAAATAGTTACGATTTTAAATGAAAATGAATAATCATTTTATAAATAAAATTAAAAGGAATGAAAGCTCAAAGCTAGAGTTTCTGTTGCCTGTTCAACAGATAGTTCCTTTTAATTTAGCCAAACAGGAGGCAAAAATGATTATTTATTGTATACAAAATCTTATAACTGGTAAAAAATATAAAAATAATTTTACTATAAAAGAAATTTTAGGTTATAAAAAGGCCGCTGTATCTATTAAAAATGATTGGGATAATAAATCAAAAGAAGAAAAACTTAAACGTATAATGCCTGGAATAATTGCAAGAAATAAAAAAAGAAAATGTGAAAATTGTGGAAAAGAAGTAAGTTTAGGGAATTATAGTAGATGGCACGGAGAAATGTGCATAGAGGATAAAAATGAAAACTTGTAATATTAGTAAAATTGAAGTAGTAAATTATGAACAAGAAATTCCAGTTTATGATATTACAATTAAAAAATATCATAATTTTGCAATCGATGGTGGTATTTTAGTTCATAATTGCAATTACCATCATGGAGACGCTTCAATTGGAAGTGCAATAAATGGATTAACTCAGGATTTTATTGGTACAAATAATATTCCAATGTTTTCTGGAAAAGGAAATTTTGGAAATCGTTTGATCCAAGAACCTGCTGCAACACGATATACTTCAGTAAAATTGAATAATGAATTTTTGAAATATTTTAATGATTTTGATATTTTGGATAAAAATGAGGATCCCGAAAATCCTGAACCAAAATGTTATTTACCGACAATTCCATGGGTACTTGTAAATGGAGCAGAAGGAATTGCAGTTGGTTTTTCAACTTATATTTTACCAAGAGATCCCGACAAATTGAAACAATACATAAAGAATAAAATTACTGGAAAAGGTTCATATTATAAATTTGAACCTTACTTTAAAAATTTCAAAGGAAAAATTACAAAGGATCCTGAACGAAATTCTTGGATAATGGAAGGAACTTTTGAAAGAATTAAAAGTAATGTAATTCGAGTTACAGAAGTTCCAATTGGTTTTGATAGAGAAAAATATATTATATTTTTGGAAAAACAAATAGAAAGAAAAAATATCCGTGACTATGAAGAAAAATGCAAAAATGGTTTTGAATTTATTGTCAAGATGGATAAGAAGGATATGGAAGATGAAGAAATAATTACAACTTTGAGATTAAGAACAACTTTAACTGAAACAATAACAGTAATTGATAATGAAGGAAGACTCAGAGAGTTTGAAACACCCGATAAAATTTGCGATTATTTTATAGATTATAGATTAAAGAAATATGCTGAGAGAATTGCAAGAAATATCCAATTAGCAAATGATGAAATTTCATTAATAGATGAAAAGAAAATGTTTATTGAAATTGTTATTGGTGGAAAATTTAATATTACAAAAGTTTCAAAACAAGAACTTATTATATTTTTGAAAACACAAGATTTTGTTTTTATTGAACAATTGATTGGAATGAAAATTTATCAATTTACTAAAGATGAAATTGAAAAATTAAATCAAAAGAAATTGGAATTAGTTTCTTATATAAAAAATTTAAAACAAACTACACCTGAAAAAGAATGGTGCGAGGAGTTAAAATGACAGTAGAAAAAATGATTGAATTATTTGAACAACGAATGGAAGATACGAATATGGGAACTTTCGATGAAATGGAACATCCTTTAAAAATGGAATTCAAACGCCGCGATTTATGTGCGTTTGTAAAATTGAATGAATTGGTAGAAGGTAATTGTGATATTATTTCAGCCGCAGAACATGACCAAATTTGGTTGGGTGTTGAATTAGAAGATTTGGCAAAAGTAATCACGGAAAAAGATATTATATTTTTGGTAGACTGTGGTGTATTTATTAGCGATGAATCATTATCAATGTTTGCATAGGAGGTTTTAAATGAATTATTGTAAAATTATTAACAAAATTAAAAAATATTATTACAATGCAATTAGAGAAAAATTTCGTAAATCACACAATGTTCCTTGTTCTGTTTGTGGTAAACCACTTGTAGAAGGTGGTTTAAAAAACTATGAAACATTAAATGATCATGTTTTTGATCCAAATGGTGAATCTGGACCAGCACCAACTTTAATTTGTAATAATGTAAATTGTGAACACAATTGTAAAAGTTTTATAAAAATAGCTTGGTTAAAAAGGGAAAGTTATTCTGTTCCTATTCGTGGAATCGTTGTTTGTTATGGAGGAGAAGAAAAATGATTATAGACAAAATTAACGAAATTTTGTATCATACGCTGTTTGTTGTTTTGGTGTTGAGTTTTTTAAAAATGTTTTTTATTGGACCGTGTCATCTTCACGGATATTTTTTCGATAAAGAATATCGTGAAAGATTTACTGAATGGATGCATAATCAGCCAAAATTCAAGTCGAAAAAGAAATCAAGTAAAATTAGACAATTTATTTGTCAAAAAATTGCTGATTGGTATTTTCATCATTATGGTAATAAAAGTTATATTCATAAATACATGTTGTGGATTGATTTGAAATTTAAACGGACAACTATTAAACAAGTGTTTAAATTTTATAAAAATTGCAAAAAGAATTTCAATAATGAATAAAGTTATTATAAATCTTCCTGATCATATTCATGCTACATATGGAATTAGTTTTTTATTCCCGAATCCTGATTTGAAAATTCTTAGAAATCTTTGGATGGAAACAAAATCTGAATTAACTAGATTAGTGAATTTAAAAATAGGAATACTTCACTATGATTATTTTTCAGTTTTCAGACAGGGGTATGATGAAAAAACAGGTTGGCTTTATTGTGAATTTTTAAATACACATCCAGAATATACATTAAAAATTCAACAAGATATTATTTTTGAAGCTGCTGAAAATCTTGCAAAAAAATATAATGCGGAATTACAAGTAGGTGACTAAGATGAAAAAAATTATCAATTTTTTTATCCAACTGAGATACAGTTGGATGTGCAAAAAATGGTGTAATGAATCAAGTTATGTTCCATGTTCAGTTTGTGGTCAACCTCTTGTTGATGGTGGTTTAAAAGAATATGAAACATTAAATGATCATGTATGTGACCCAAATGGTGAAAATATTGAACTAGCACCTACACTAATTTGTGTGAATGAAAAATGTAAAGCACACAATACTGGATTTTGGTCTTATAGAGAAGATGGTGACTGGTTTGCATATGCAATTAATGTAGGTGAAAGGTGTTACAGTAAATATATCCAATGTCCAAGGCTAGTTACAAGTTTTTATTTAGGATTTATTGATATAAAAAATTACAATAGAAAAGGAATTTATGTAGGTAAAAAGGAATATTAAAAATGAATAAATTAAATTCAATTTTTTATTCTATTTTTTGGGTAATCTTGTTGGCTATTTTTATTAAATATATTACAGTAGGACCGTGTAATATTGTAAAATATATATTTAATAATAAGTATAGAGCTGAATTTGATAAGTGGATGATAAATAAACCTAGATAATAGACAAATGAAAAAATGAAAAATAACATCACTCTTCCACTTTTGATGGCAATGGCGATGTCAATACCAAATTCATCAAATAGAAAACAAAAACGAGAATCTAGTTTTTTAGAAAGTAGAAATGATTATAAGTCTTATTCACATAAAGATTCAAATACAAAAAAACATAATAAAAAAATGAATAAAGTTCAACGAAAATCTCGCAAAGTAAATAGGAAGAAAAAATGAATATAAAAAAAATTATTATAGTAACTCCGAATCCTTTTCATTATACTTATGGAATTTCTTGTTTAAATTTTTCACTAGAAGAAGTTAAATATTTTTATATGAATGTTTTAGATGCACTTCGGATACAAGTATATCAAAAGATTGGTATAAATTATACAAATTTTTTCGGTTTATTTAGACAGGGTTATGATGAAAATAATGGTTGGTGTTATTGTGAATGTTTTGGAGCATTTCCTGATAATATGACAAATACTGAAAAGGATATTATTTTTGATGTAGCATATCAATTATCAAAAAAATATAATGTTATATTGGAGATTGAATAATGAAATTTGAAATTTTACCTTTTTTTAAACTTCAAGGTTTTGAAAATAATT